TGGTGGCACTGTCTTCGAGCTTGAGGCGGGCCTTGGCGGCGGTGGCCGCGTCCTGGCGCATCTTGTCCGCGTCCTTCTCCACGTCCTTCAGCTTCGCCTCGGCGGCGTCGGCGCGCGCGCGTTCCTTGTCGGCATCCGACCGGGATGCGGTCAGGGCGTCCTGGCTGGCCTGGTACGCATTGGCGACTTCGGGCGCCGCCTCGTAGGACAGGCCGCTATCCAAGCGAACTTGCACCATGTTCGTGGGCATGGGGTTGTCTTCCTCAGTTGTGTCGGCGTCTGCCGCATCGAGATTGAGCCGGGCGTTGCCCGCACGGCCACGGGGGACCAAGGCGATGTGATTCACCCTGATGTTTCGCTGCACGGCGTCGTAGCGCTCGCCGTTGATCTCGCCCGGGGTTTCGTCCAGGTCGAGCGTGTATCCGTTGCTCAGCTCCTTGGCGCCGGCATCGATCGCTGAGGTGTCGTAGATCATCAGATCGCCGAGCACGTCGTTGCCGTCCGCCCTTCCCTCGCCCAGGCAGGCGCCGCAGGTGTGGTGCTTGGCGTTCTTGGACGTCACCAGCCCGGGATGGCCGATGGTGATCGGCTTGCCCTTGTAGCTGGCCAGAGAGTCGACATGGAACACCTCTTCCGGCGGTCGATACTCCCGGCGGATGGAGCCGTTGGGCTGGCGGTATTCGAAGATCCCGGTTCGCGTGAGAACGGCGGTGTCCTGCACGAAGCCCTCGGCCGTGCGAGTGGCTCGCAGCGGCATGCGGTCGAACCGCTGAACGGTTGGCATGGTTGATTCCTCAGTGAACGATCAGGGCGTTCAGGTCGTCCAGATCGGGCAGGACAGCCTCGGCGCTGCACCGGCACCGGATCGGCTGCCCGGGGTGCCCGTCTTCCGGCGGCTTGTCCCATCGGTAGGTCTTGCCCTCGCGGGCGACGTGCTCGGAGCGTTCGCGGCCGTCCAGAACACCGCGCCAGCGGTATTCCTCGACGCCGATGCCCTGCTGCCGAGCTTGGGTGATGTCCCCGTTCAACTTCCCGATCTGGTCCCGCGCGATCAGCTCGGCGCGGCCTTTCGTGACCTTGCCGGTCTTCTTCACCAGCGCGACCACGTCGCGCAGGCTCTTGCCGGACTGCACGGCCGCGGTCACCTGGCCGCGCAGCTGGTCGACGTACTTCGTCGGCAGCGACTTGATCAGCTCCAGATTCTCGGACTCCCAGACGCTCAGCATGTCCCGCAGCTGGGGGTCGGCGGTCAGCACGTTCACGCCGTAGGCAGAACGCAGGACGCCGTGGAACTGCTGCTTGTTGAAGCTGGTCGTCCGCCGGGCGAACTCGCTGATCAGCGGCCCGAGCACCTGGTCCTGCAGTGGCGAGAGGCTGGTGCCGGCCTGCAGGGCTTGGATCAGGCCCTGATACCAGCCAGTGTCGATGGAAGGGTCAGCGATATCGGCCCGGTAGCCCAGCGCGCGAAGCACTGCAGGCTCGATGGCCTGCACGGCCTCGTCGGCGATCGCCACCAGGCGGCGGGTGTAGTCGCGCTCCACGCCGGCCGGGTACAGCCAGCGCCGCGGCTTGCGAGGCTTCCTGTTCATGTCTGCGCCGCATAGCTCTTGGCCGAGCCCGGCGTGGTGTCGTCAGGCTCCAGACCGAACAGGCTGCGTTGCTGCATGTATGCCCTCGCCTCATCCTCTGTGAGGCCAGAGGTGCCAGTGGCCGCGAAGATCGCCTCGCTCTCGATCTTGAGCGCCTCGGCCTTCGTCTTGGCGATGTCGGCCTGCTCCTTCTGGGTCAGCTGCTTGAGCGGGGCCCAGACCACAGTCCAGTTGTTCGGCACCTTGCCGGCCAGCGTGTTCTGGGCGCAGATCAGGGAGATGATCCGCTCGAGGGCCGGCTGCATGCGCAGGCTGCGCAGCTGCTCGACCAGGTGGTAGTAGCCCTCAAAGTCGGCATCGCCGGTGGCGTTCTGGCCGCCGGGCGAGCGCCCGAACAGCAGCGTCACGGGAATGCCGGACTCAGCCGACAGCGCGATCTGCATCTCCTGCAGGATCTGGTTGACCCCGCCGACACTGGTATCGCGGATGTCGTAGTCGTCGTCAGCATCAACGGCGACGCTGTTTCGAACACCGCGCGCCTGATCGACCATCGTCAGGCGCTTCTGGATCATTTCCTCCTGCTGCGCCTGGATGGCCTGGGCCATCCCCTTCATCTTGTGCACGGCCTGCTGCTTGCGGCGCAGGATCTCGCGCGCCAAGCCACCGCTATCGATGTAGTCGCGGCTCCGCCGGAACGCGCGCGCGGCGGCGGCACGGCCGCGCCACGGAATGCTGTCCTGCTTCATGGACGCCGGCATAGGGTCGCCAGGCACCTCCACCAAGCGGGACTCGTGCACCAGCACCTGCGTACCTGCGCCGCGCACCGACAGGCGGTACAGCTCCGGCTGGCCGTAGTTGATCTCGTTCGGGTTGTTGTACGACCGATCGACCGAAAGGTCATCGATGACGTAGACGCGCAGCTCGTGAATGGTGTCCAGGCGATCGACATTCATCGGATCGCGGAGCAGACCACCGTCGGCCACGATCAGCAGCAGACACCCACCGCCGCGCAGTCGGGCCCATCGTGCTGCGTCTGCCAGCAACGGCAGCACCTTGAGGCGCTCGATCTCCGCGAGGATGACGCCGTCGGTGTCGCCGGTGATGGTGATCCCACCCTTTACGGCATTATCCGCCGGCAGGTCGACCACCCGCGCGGGCAGACCGCCCTCGGCATACATTGCCGCGTCGCTCTGGCCGATCGCACTGGTGAGGGCGGCAATGGCGCCTGCGCCCAGCACGGCATCCATGTAGCCGTCATGGCGGAAGGTCGGTGTGGTCATTGAGCCTGTGCCATGAAGAGGGCCAGTGAGTCGTCCAGGGAGTTGAAGGCGCGCGAACACGCATCCACCTGGTCGTCGTAGTGGCCGTTGGGAAACATCTTGAATTCGTTGAGCAGCGCGTCGTTCCACGGCGCCCGGAGCATCTTCACGTTGCCGGCGTTGACCTGGGCGGCGAAGCCGGCCGCGCGTGTGGCCTTGTCCCCGCTCTCGAGCGAGAAGGTGGCCGGCACGCCGTAGAGCTTGCGGCTCAGGTGCATGACCTGCGCCTTGCCCGCCTGTCCGGGGTCCTGCGGGATCGACTGGAGGACCATATCGGCCTTGCCGGTGTTCCCGATCGCCGTCTCCACTTCGTCCGGACCCATCCGCTCGCGCAGGACGTCCGCGATGTAGATGACGCCGTCCTGACTGCGGCCCAGCTTGGCGCCCACGGTCCAGTCACCGCGCTTCATCTTCGCCTCGGTTCCAGCCAAGTCCCACCCGCGCACGAACTGCAGGCCGGCGGGAAGCGCATCCACCGTCTCGATCTTGGCGGTCTTGATGATCCCGCCGTCGCCCGGAGATGGCTGCTGCTGGTACTGCCCCGAGAAGACGTAGGGCATCGACTCGCGCATGCGGTTGAGGTCGGCGGCAGTGTGCTTCTCAGGCCACAGGGCCTCGCCGTCTTCCGACAGCGCCTCGAAGCAGACGTGCTCCCAAACCTCACCATTGCCGCCGGGCCTTGGCTCTTCGCCGGGCTTGCGGCCCAGGAGCCAGCCGGCCAGGTCCCGCTCGTGCAGGCGCTGCATGATCACAATGATCGGCGTGTCCGCGCTGTTCACTCGGGACTGCAGCGTGTTGTTGAACCAGTCCAGCACACCCTGGCGGACCGTGTCGCTGTCGGCCTCGCCCGGCTTGTGCGGGTCATCGATGATGATCGCGCCGCCGAAGCCGGGCCGAGCCTTGCCCGCGCCGAAGCCGGTCACAGTGCCCTCGGCACCGGTGGCATAGACCACCCCGCCCTTGGTTGTCCGCCAGTCGCCCTTGGCGCTGCTGTCCTTGCGCAGCTCGACCTCCGGGAAGATCTCCCCGTAGACCTCGTGCTGCACCAGCTCGCGGGTATTGGCGCTGTTGTTCAGGGCCAGTGGTGCGGCATAGCTGATGTGGATGAACTCGGAGTCCGGCACCTTGCCCAGGCACCAGGACATCCAGTTCACGACCGCCAGCTCCGTCTTCGAATACCGCGGCGGCAGGTTGATCACCAAGCGCTTGCACTCGCCCCGATAAACCCGGTCCAAGGCCGCGCACAGCGGGGCATGGTGCTTGGCCCGCATCCACTGGAAGCCCTGCTTCCGCAGGAACGTGTAGCGGCTGTAGAACTAGAAGTCCTCCCGCGCCAGCTCGGCCGCAACCAGCTTTTGCTGAGCGGTCAGCTCGCCCACTTCACACCTCCTGCAGCAGCTTCTTCGCCTCCTCTCGG